GTATTTGAAGTTTTTATCCCTTGCTACCCCATCTGAGTTTTTAGTGTCACTAAACAAAAGTATAGTAATACTAAACAAGGGCGCTGGGGTGTAGTGGTAACTCAAGTGAATCACTGAGCGGACGTGCTGTGTGCTGTGCGCTTGTGTGCTCAACTGAGCAAGGGCGATGTGCGCCGTTGCGTTGTACTCAGTAGAGGACTGTGCGCTTGGGGAGGGTAGCGGGCTATTGCCTGCCATAGCCGAGAGGGACAGACCGGGGAGGAATGGGACAGGGTTTCACGTGAAACATAGGAATATACAAAATACGGTATATTGTAACTTCGCATAATATTTCTTATCCAATCTTTGCTATTCAACTGAATATTATAAAAAAGGGGTAGTTAATTCCCCTTCCTTCCGTAAATTTGATTCAGTAAAGCTTTATGAATGATTCGGCATGATTCAATTCTATCATTTAACATTTCGTTGTCTTCTGTTAATCTGTCGATGATTGCGTTCAGCTCTCGATTTTCGTCTTCTTGTTTTTTGATGATCTTTTTTAAATCTTCTATTTCTTTGTTGTCATGACCTTTTAACTTAAATTCCGCATAATCGGAATTTGAAAATGGTATCTTTTTCTTTGTATGAATATACCATTCTATAAGTTCGATCACTTCTTTTTCTTCTAATTCTGTCATGATGGTAAATGTATTTATCTTCATAATTCTTTCCACTCCATTTCCAGGGTATTGACTTCCCCTTTTTTGTTTTTAAACATGATTTTCACATATTCATTTTCAGTTCCGACATCGTCAATTTCTAATGAAATATCTGTAATAGAACCCGTAGTAATTAAATCTTCAACGACTTCTAATGGGTACTTTGTTGTAGGTATATCAGCGATCGATTTTTTAATCCACATAATGAACCTCCTAAAATAAAAGTGCGGACACATTCACCTTTAACGCACGGATTTCAACCCTCTTCCGCTCCGGAGGTGTTTTTTCAACCTTGAAATCCCGGCACGGTTACGATAATAGCATGAATAGCCCACACTATTATTATATCATAACTATGGACGGATTTCAAATGGCCTTTTCACAAGGACGATTCCTCCGGGCACATGGGAAGGGACTAGTTTCTCCCCTGAGATGAAGCCTATTTTAAAGTTCTTAAAGGTGACTGTTTCTTTTATATTGTCAGGCATTCCTGCGCATTTGATGTTCTTTTCAAAGTATTTCTCTTTTGACTTGTATACGAATGCTCGTTGTCCGTTGTCGATGAATTTGTAATAAGTCTGCTTGTCGATTTCAATAATCTCTATGTATGTTTTTGGACGAATGAATCTTGCTTTGCAGAACGTGCTTTCATGCTTCCACGCGCCTAATCGGCTTTCATGAATATCAATGTCCGGGATTTCTGTTCCGACTAAATGTATGCTGTCGGTATCACAGTAAATAATTCGGTCGTATAGTTTCTGTGCGGTTCTGATCGTTACGTTTCTGGCGTAGGCGGTAATGAAGCTTGCCAAAGGGATATAGATTGGGTCTGAAAGTTCCTGCGCTGTCTTTATTACTTCTTCCCCATTCTCATTAATTTCTGTATAAGTTGGAAGTTTATATCCTACGCTACCATCTTCTTTAAGATAAGGGATTTTGCTTGTCACGTCAGGGTTTTTACCGAACTTCCCATATAAGCAATTTAGCATGTCCTTTGCGTTCTGCTTTTCGCTTGGGGTTGTCGCGTTGACTTTCGCCTGTCCCCATTTATTAATATACTCGGTGAATAGGTTGTTTGAAGCTTTGAACTTTAATCCTCGAACTCTTTCAAGGTCATAAACGTCATAGTGATCAAAGAATAATTGCAGATCGACGGAGGTCATAACCATGGCGACAGGTTCATCCTGCCCTAAACTGTTAACGCTGGTTGTCAGATATTCTGTCGAACAGTTCCGGAACATGAAGTTATTTTTTAGCTGAATCGTCGGGATATGATTCTTTTTAACACGGAATCGACAACGGATATATTCAATGAATAATGGATATTCCGGGTCGTGTTGATATTCCCCTTCATAGGCGATCGGATTTCCATAGGGTAGCGTTTCAAGCAACATTCTCGATGGGTATAAACTGTTGACATCAAACACAATTCCTTCTTGTATCCGTTTGTTTTGAAACTTGGGATTGACCCAGACGAAACCTCCCTTGTAGGATTGCCTGCAATCTTTATCCAGATTTAAGTCGAGGATAGGAAACCAGCTGTCGAATGTCTTTTTTCCGATTATTTCTTTATAGTCGGCCAATGCGTCGCTGGCTCGCGTCATTTTTGTTAATCCTGCGTCAAGTTTCCCCTTCAAGGCTAACGCGACAATGATAACGTCATTTTTTAGATATTCGATTTCTTTTTGCGTCAGCACATGTCCTACTGGTCTAAATAAATCATAATCAATATGTCCCTTTAGTTTTTTAATCGGTAACTTAAAATCTTTAGCAATCTTATCCACGCTGAATGGAAACTTTTTCATGTTGTCCAGTATTTTCAGCGTCTTTCCATTTTTGAAAGTTATTTTTAAGCTGTAAAATATCCCTGTTTGACTGATTACCGTTGTGAATGTTCCGCGTTCTTTTTTCTCACGGTGTTCAAATCCATGGGTTAAAAGCCAGTGAATGACAAATTCGCTGTCAAACCCTGCATTATGAAACCAGTGTGTGCTATTTTCATTTTTGAACCGTTCTATAAATCCGTCTAGTGTATTGCCATATTCAAACGTATTGAAGGGATCGTCGATAGTACAGCTTCCCCACGCCCACACCCGGCAATCGTTCGGGTCGGTGGTTGTTTCAAAGTCTGAACTATATACATTCACATTCTGCTACTCCACGCATTAATGACACGGGTTAATTTTTCAGCTTCGGAATAGTTCGGGTCTTTTGTGTAGTTGTAAGTAATCGACACGATATCATCGCTATAATACGCTTTCATGAATTCTTGTAAATCCATATTTTTTAATTTTTCTTGCAGTTCTTCAACTTCTTCCGGAACGATATCGCCATAAGCAGTAGAAAGGGAATCAATGTAATTCTGTTTTAACCGTTCATCCCTCTCCTGCCAATATTCCTCTTGCGCTTGTTGGTTATATCGAACAAGCAATTCTTGTAAATGCTTTTCATCCCGAATATCATTCGCGGTTAAATTGCGCGGTAACAGGGGGTCGAATTTCGTATTGCCAAGCCTTACAGCTTTCAAACTTCCTGCGATTGCGCCTACCGTGTTTCCTGTCGGTCTTCCTGCCGTTGTGAATTCGCTTTCTAACGCTTCTCCATATCGTTCTTTTACTAGCCTGTTTCGTCGCATGATCGCTTCTTGTAATCTTCCGTAATCGCTCGCGGGTAAAAGCTTCTTCGTTTTACGGTTATAATAATATCGTGTTTTTGAAATCTTATTCTGTTCTTCAAGATATTTTTCAATTTGCTTTTTGCTATTAAATTCTTTTGGTTGTTTCGTTGGCAGAATCACGTCAAAGCCTTTGGCTTTAAGGCGTGACTGCTTCGCTTTAATCCGGCGATTGGCTTGTTGGATTAACTGTTTGTCCTCCATAGAAATCTTAAATCGTCTAGGCATGTATAAACTCTACTCCCTTTCTGTATTCTGAAACCCCGCTTTTCCTTTTTTGCGTAATGAAGGATATCAAATATCGGGTAGAGGTTCGTTGCTTCGTTTAAACCTAGTTTATATTCCTTTGTAATTCTATTTTCATCTAAATATTCTTCAAAACTTTTTTGCGTCGCTTTGGATGTAAAGAAGAATAACAGATCGTCGCAGAAAATAGATTTATAAGAAATAAGGGTGCTTATATCTGAATCATGGATTGAGATATAGACACCCTTTCGCGTCTTCTTATTTATACTCGATTGCGACGCTCAAGAAACGATAACCGCGACGGCCTGTTTTTTCAACGATCTTCAGCGGTAACGGTTTCGCATACGGTGGCATACCGACAATTGGGAAAATCATTTTTAACGCGCTCATCATCCCTGTCGAGGTCGCGCCGTAGGTTTTTCCCTTATCATCGATCAGAATGACGCGGGTCTGAGGAATCATGTTTCCCTGTTCGTCTGCCATTTCCACGGTATGTGCGATTACGTCCGTGACGTTGATCACTTCATTTTTATGGTCTGCGATACGTTCATCCGTGTTGTTAATTGCGTTAAAAATTCTTGCTTTGTCCTTATCGTCCTGCGGTACGATAGAGCAATACATTGTTGTAACTTCGCCTGTTAATTCATCAATTGCAGTAGTTGTTTTTGTCATGACTTCGTTTGACATTATTCGTTACCTTCCTTTTCGTTAACTTCTTCTGTAATCAAATTAGGATTGCTCAGGAAATCCGAGGTGGGGATTGACGCTTTAACGGTAGCGCGAGTTGAATTGACGATAATATAATTATCATGTCCTAAGCGTTCCTCGATCGCCTTTCTCAAGGAAAAATCACTCTTGAATGCTCCGGGGATTGTAATTTTAAATGGGTCTTCAAGAATAGCTCTTTCTGATTCAAGGTCGAATCGTGTGCTTTGTAATGTTACGGTTGTCACTGTCATGCGGTGTGTAATTCTTTCTGTCATGTTCTGTTTCTCCTTCTAGGGGTTCTTCCCCTATAACTATATTACCATAAGTACACTATAAAGTCAAATTAAAAGTAATTTAAAAAGTACAATTCAAGTGTGTTATAATAATGTTAGGAAAGGAAGGTGCTTAAGCTATGGGAAGATGGACAGGGACAGAATTTGAAGAATTTCTAGATCGTTATTCAAGTTCTGAGCTGGACGACAACGGCAGAATCGCACTCCGTCAGGAAGCGCGCGACAAATGGTCAGAAACTGAAAATGAATTCGGCGAGCTGACTTCCAAAGTTGAAGACTTAAATGGTAAGTATACCGAAGCGACAAAGCTTAACTTTGAACTGTCTAAGCGACTACGGCCGGAAGGCAATGCTAAGAACAAAAACATGGCAGGCGAAGAAGAAAACGCCATGGAAAAATTAATCGCCAAAATTAAAGGAGAGTGAGAAATTACCTATGAAAGTAACGAATGAAGAAATTTTGAATGCTGTTCGTCAGGAAGCTTCCAGTGACTATCAGTCACACGTGCCGATGGCAACGGCAGAAAATCAAGTCTTAATCGGTCAGACGTTAACGACAAACCAGAGTTTACTGAATGAATTCGTGCGCTTGTTGAACCGTGTCGGCAGAACCATTATCGCAGATTACGAAGTAAAGAATCCGCTGGCAGAATTTATGATGGAGTTACCGTTTGGCGCGTCGGTTGCGGAATGGCAAGTCAACCTTGCAAAGGCGGAAGCGTATGACCCATATCTGGAGGGAAATGATCTTTACAAACTGAGAATTCCGGATGTCGCAGAACTGTTCCATAACCGACGGATTGAAGAAAAATACCCGGCTACCTTATTTAAACCGGAAATCCGGAAGGCGTTCTTGACGGAATCCGGTATCTATGATTACTATTCCCGGATTGCTAAATCCCTGTATGACGGTGACCGTTTCGACATTTACAAGTATATGAAGGAACTTGTTTCTGAGGTCGCGGGAAAAGGTGGTTTCTATACGATTACTATTCCGGATATCAACAGTAAGGAAGCTGCGGAACAGGCCGCCGTTGAACTGCGGGCGATCTCGGGCATGATGGAATTCGTATCCACAAAATACAATAGCATGAAGCGCGATATGGCTACCCCGATTAGTGAACAGATTATTATCACGACCCCGCGCACGCAAGCCTACATGGACGTTAATGTTTTAGCGAATGCATTCCAGATGGACAAAGCGGAGGTTCTGGCGCGTACCGTTGTTATCGACGATTTCAACATGCCGGGCGTTCTGTTCGCGGTTGTTGATCGCCGTTGGTTTCAGTGCTATTCTACGTATAAGGAACTGGCTGTCGCTGAAAATGCGTCGCAGGCGTACTTCAACATGTTCTGGCATCATCATAAAATCTTATCTACTTCGGCATTCAGAAACGCGGTTCTGTTCGTATCTGGCCAACAGGTAATCGACACCTACGCATTAACCCCGGCTACGGCAACCGTTGAAAAGGGCGGTTATTTGCAGGTTTATCCGATTGCAACCGGAGAAAACTATCCGTCCGCACGGTCAACGTATGCGATCGCAGGTCAGGTAAGCAAGAATACTGTCATGATGGAAAACGGCCTATTAATCGTCGGCAAGGATGAAACGGCAAAAACGATCACGATCACTGGGACGTCCGAGGTCGACACCTCTAAAACGGCAACTTGTGTAGTAACAATCGCGGGTAACTAATCATGGCCGGAATTTGTACTTGTAAAGCATGGCTTATCGCTGGAATCCCTCTTGATCGGAACGATCAGCATCAATTAATCTTTCAAAGCCAGTCCGCACAGCTTTCTTATTTTCAGGGAAAGTCCGTTGCGCAGATGGTGGAAGCACAGTATATCAAGAAAGACCGGGTGTTGTCGTTTGACCGGGAGGTTGACGGAGTAGACAGTGCGAACTATTTGTTGTTTAAGAATGAAGATTTTGACGGTCGCTATTACTTCGCGTATATTGTCGATAAAGACTATACGAATCCGAATGTTACAAGCGTTATCTTTGAGATTGATTCATTCCAAACCTATATGTTCGACATTGAATATTATTCCAGCTTTGTCGAGTACGAACATGCGGGCAGTGATGAATTGTTTGAACACCTGCTGGTGAACAATAGTTTACCGACAGGGCCGATGATTGCCCGGAAACAGGATGGCTGGAGTGAAGTTGCGGAAACTCGTACGCTGGTCGCCGTGTCTAAAAAATATAAGCCGGATTACCAGCCGGAAAGCTACGGTCCGGAAACGGAACGGCAGATCGGCGGTTCAATCGCGAACGTCTTTTCAGGAAATGCCTATTATGCGTTTAACGACGATCAGACCGAAGCCATTAAGGAACTCGTTAAGTCGATGGATGAAAAAGGATGGGGCGAAGCGATTTCAAATGTTTGGATGTGTCCGGCGTTCACCGTTGGAGGTGCAGGAAGCGGGGCGTTGATTACCAGTCTTCCCGAACAGAAACTAACGAAAAGCGTTGCGATCAATACTTCCGACATTGACGGCTACACGCCACGGAATAAAATTCTGTTCAACTATCCTTACAACTATCTTCTTGTTTCAACGCAGAACGGACAATCTACTGAGCTTCGCTATGAATTATTCAGCGGTGGTTCGTGTGAATTTCAAGCCGTAGGCACACCGCATTGCCCGGCTCAAGTCCGGTGTACGCCGTTGAACTATGCTGGACAGATGGCAAACTTTGACGCTTCGATTGTGTTGAGCGGATGGCCGACCTGTACTTGGAACAATGACGCTTTCGCAAACTACCTCGGACAGAACTACAATTCCCTTTTGATGGGTGGCATTGTTGAAGGGGCGAAAGCTGTCGCAGGAATCGGGTTAATGGCAGTTAATCCTGCACTTGGAGTTGTTACGGCAACCAGCGCGGGTATGGGCGTAGCCAGCACGCTGGCAGACCTTGCGGATAGATCGAACCGACCGCCTGTCAGTAATGGACAGACCGGAACTGGCGCGTTAAATATGGCGAATAACTTCATGACCTTTGGTTTCTATCCAATGACGATTACCGCAGAATTTGCGAAAGTGATCGATGATTGGTACACCTGTTACGGCTATCCGACAATGCGTTACAAAAAGCCGAATCTGTTCAGTCGTTCTAACTTCAACTATGTGAAGACGAACGGCATTCACTTTGGTGGGAATATCCCATCCGAACACCGGGAACGGATTGCGAGAATGTTTGATCGGGGTGTTACATTATGGCACGACGGCGCAACAATGTATAGATATGATTTAGATAACGAGGTGACCGGAATTGTCGAGGAATAAAAGAAATAAGCGATTGTTGCTTAATGGCGTAGAATACACAAATATTGCGACAATTCAGGACATCTACAATATGCTATATGAGTATTTGGTAAACTTGATCGCATTGGAGAACTTGCCAGACGGCATATCTGAGCGATACTGTTTGCAAGTCTTGATTGAGCAGGGTTGCCTGTGCTTCTATCACAACATCGCCCTGAATAAGCTGGTTGCCCTCTATGCTTCCAACATAGCCGAGGAGGATATCTACGGTGACCCGCAGTTAGTGGTCACGACTTCCCGGAACGGTTTAATTCATGATGAAGTCAAAGTCCCGGAAGACGGGATTCTTGTGTGGGCGAATAAAACGCGCATTCCGATTGTCTACCGTATCAACATGTATGCTTCTAGATTGTTTCAGATTAAGCGGGCACTGGATATCAATATATCTCAGTTTAAAATTCCGCGTGTCTTGTCTGTTCCAAAATCTCAGGTACAAACGGTACTGAACTTGATTAACCAATTAGACGAGAACCGACCTTTCCTTGTTGTTGATTCCGGCTTAAGCGTTGACAATTGGTCAGTCTTGGCTACGGACGTACCTTCTCATGTAACGGAGTTGATTGACGCATGGAATCAAGAATTGAATTCTTTCTTTAACTGGATAGGTATTAGTTCAAAGAGTGAGAAAAAAGAACGACTTGTTACGAATGAAGCCTTTTCAAGTAATGAACCAGTGATTTCTGCCCGGCGTTTTATCTTCGGTGAAGTTGAATCCTGTCTTGAGCGAGTGAATGAGAAGTTCGGAACAGATATCCAAGTAAAATTTACTACGGATTGGAGCATGGACGCCTTCGATTACCTTAAAAATTTAGTCGATACGGAAAGCCCTGACAATCTGGGAGGGGATGAAAGAAATGGCTAAATATACATTGACTTTAGACACTCTTTCAAAATACGTTTGGAACGCTACCGGAAACACCCTACCTGGCTCAAAGAAAGACCGATTGCAAGCGTTGATCACATGGTTAACATTAAATGATACAGATTCTTATCCGATTGAAGTTGAAGATCATCGTCAGGAATTGAACATAAAAATATTGAATCATTACTGGTGGTATGAAATCGGCGTTGAAACTCCGCAGTTATTCCGTGATCGACTTCTTGCCAAACTCAATGAGATTATGCCTTATTACAATCAGCTTTACGCGTCAGAACTGATTCAGATCGACCCGATTAATCCGATTGATTACACGGAAACAACCGATCGCACGTTGAAGAATCAACATCAGGACGACAGTAAAGAGGACACGAAAAACACAGGCACAAGCGAAACTCACGGAAGCACGACGCACAATGACTATCCGCGTTCTCAGATTTTCCCAGATCGTGACTATGCCACATGGCGGGATTACAAAGAGGAAAATTATGAGGGGAGTTCCACGGGCGACAGATCGTTGAACAATACGGGTAATTATCAGGATGAAGAAGACATTACCAAGAAGCGTAAAGGAAACTTGCAGTTCAGCCAGCAGACCTTATTAACGCAATACAGGGCGACGTTCCTTAACATTGACATGCAGATTATCGACGAATTGTATGAGTTATTCATGCTCATATATTAGAAAGAGGGGTGAAAGAATGGATAAAGAAGTACCAGTAACAAAACTGCCCGACTATGTATCGCCTTTAAAAACAAGTACGAACATCCCTGTTTATACACATGTCGTACCCCTTGTTTTAGAGGATACTATGCAGATGTGGGAGCAGTTTAACATTCTGGTGGCCGACTATAACAAACTGGTTGATTATTACAATAGTCTTGTTGAGTATACCAATACGACAAAAGACGCGTTAACTGACGAATTCAACCAGTTCAAAGAAGATTTAGTCGAAACCCAGAATAAGTTCATGGCCGACATGACCGACGCTTGGAACAAACAGCAGGCAGACTATGAACAGTTTAAAACTGAGGTCAACACTGCCATTCAGAACTTTATCGCAGAAATGGAAGGAAAGTTCAACGACTTTACAACATCCATTAATGCGCAAATTGAAGCGTTTGAAGCCGAAGTCCGACAGGCAATCGCAGACCATAACCAAGAGGTTGATGATCGCTTAACGGCTCAAGATACAAAGATTCAGAATTTCATCGACAAAATGAATCATGACTTTGAACAGTTTAAAAACGATGTCAACCAGACTATTTCCGTAATGCAGGAACATATTCAGGATTTCATTACAGAAATGAACACTTGGAAAACTGAATTTATTACCGAGTGGAATACATGGAAGACCAATACGGAAAACGAGCTGAACGAATTCAAAACGAATCTGACAACGGAATGGACAAATTATAAAAATCAGATGGACGCTGATTTTGCAACGTTCAAAACGCAGATTCAAAGCCAGTTTGAAGCATTGGAAACCAGCCTTTGGGCGGATTATACCCGGTTGAAAGCTGAATTCACGGAAATGTGGAGCTGGATTAAAAACGCGAGTGAAGACAATTCAACGTTGTATTTTGATGAAGCCGGGCATTTTAAAGTCAAGGTCAAAGCGCCGATTTCCGTCGACCCGGCAACAGGCAATATTCAGATGGATGTCAAAGCCGATGGCGGTTTAATCACGGATGAAAATGGAAATCTCATGCTGAACTTGAACAGCACTTTAGAAATTGATTCACAAGGAAAATTAGGTACAGTATTAACCTATGAGGAGGTCACTAATGGCTAGTAAAATCGTGCAGTTGAAAAACAGTGCAGGCGAAGAATTAAATCCAATTCCTGCTTTAGCTTCACCGACAAGAACCGGGGGCGTTATGCCGGAAACGAAAACCTCAGCTATGACACAGGCTGTCGGCATGGATTCAACAGGAAAACTGTTTACGACACCCGCGCCGTCGGACTTAACGTATGAAGTTGTGGAATAGGGGATTTCTTTCCCCTTTCCTTCTTAAAATAGAAAGGAGCATAAAATGCCGAGTATAGATAAAAAAGTAGTTCAATTAAAAAATAGCCTTGATGAATTGTTAGACCCGATTCCAACTTTAGCGAAACCGGGAAGAGTGGGTGGTGTATTTGCAAGTGCTAAAACTACGGAAATGACGCAACCTGTCGGAATTGATGAAAACGGAGCATTATGGACAGCGCCGGGCGGTGGAACGGAAGTAACGATTAACCCGAACGGCGGTTTAGAGAATACGACTTCTGGTTTATCAGTAAAGAAAAACGCTACGCCTATCGGTGGCCCTGCCCTTGTTTCAGAAGTATCTGGACTTTATGTGCCTTTTGCTACAAATGAAAAACGCGGTGCTATTCTTGGAACATCAAAAACCAATGATCAGACCGAAGCTGTCGGCATTGGCACGGATGGTAAATTGTATACAAAGCCGATCGGCGGAACTGGGGATATTGAAGTTGACCCATCCGGGGGTTTGGAAAAGGGTTCGGCAGGTTATGGGCTTATGCTGGGTGCAAATTCCGGATTATCCTTGGATGAAAATGGGCTAAAAATTAAAGCGGATACATCAGAATTATTTAGTTCTGGCGTAACAATCGGGAATAATGGTATCAAAGTAACTACCGCAAGAAATAACATATTAGGAGGAATCGTCGGCACAACTTCTAATATAAACCAAACCGAAGCAGTAGGCATAGATAGTCAAGGAAGACTATATACAAAAACCATACCCGGGTTACCAGACAATTTAGCAAATTTTGCCTTTTATGTAGACGCTGTAAATGGTTCTGATTCCAATGATGGAAAAAGCATATCAAAAGCATTTAAAACGATTGAAAAAGCTTTTTCAAGTTTTCCTGATTTTTCTAATACGTGCCGTGTTTCTATTATTGGTGAATATGGAACGCTCGGAGAATCTGCGACATTTAAAAAGCATTGTAACCGTCTTGAAATTGCCGGGCCTAATCAAGATAGAACGGATAAATTATCAACTGACCTTATCGTTTATAATGCACCGATTGTCTATTTAAGCGGACTTACATTAAAGGCAAATAAGATCGTACAAGTTACAATGCCAGAATGGGGAGTTGATATTCAGGGTTGCAATATTGAGCAAACTTTTAACGCTTCGACCGCAAGTTCAAAAAATGTATGCGTTGTCTTTACAGCTTCTGGAATGGAATTAAATACAGGTAGCATAAGGATTACAGGTGGTACTACGTGTAACGCGTTCGCCCTATATCATGGCTCAACAAGTTTAGTTACTATTCCGCAATTAGGCAGTGCGGGTGCAACTGGTGGATTTAATAAACCAATTAATATTAATGGTTTCGATAAAGGAATATACAATGAGGGATTCTTTATTGTTGATTCTAAAAAAATAACTTTCCCTAATGCAGAAATCAGATTGTCATTATTAAATGTCATTGATACCGCAAAATCACAGCCAGTAGCATTTAGTTCTGAACTTTCTATTGATTCTTCCATGTTAACTGATGTATATCAAAAGGCAATTTCCGGTTATACAATTAATGGCGTTGTCAATGACGCAAAATTAATTTTGTACGGTACAACCGCAAAACAGCTGTATTTTAATTGGGATGGTGAAGTTCTCGGAACTGGTGAAATTATGAAAGGTAATTTTACAGGCTTTGGAACAATTAGTTACAATAGCTATATCTATTCTTGCGTTGTAAGAATTAATACTAATGGTAATGTAGAATTATATGCACCTTTTGATTCTAATGTGACAATTCCATCCGGAACAACTGTAACAATACTTGCTAATAACATTAACCCTGGAGCTAGATTATAATGAAAACATTAATCTATAACATTAAAAGCGTACCAGTGAATACGATCATTGCGGGGGTGGGCGTTCTGCTCACTTCCCTCTTTGGCTCGCTGGACACTCCGCTTAAAGTTCTTCTGTGCTTTATGGCTTTAGATATCCTTACTGGAACAGGTCAGGCGTTCATTAATAAAAATGTCAATTCGTCATGGGTAACTGGCATTTTCAAAAAAGCCGGAATTCTTGTCTGCGTGATTATCAGCGTTCAGCTGGACGCGATGACAGGTCAGACTAACATCTTCCGTGCAGGCGTTTGCTATTTCTTTGTTAGTAATGAGGGAATCTCCATCCTTGAAAACCTCGGGAAGATGGGTGTAAAACTACCTGCATTTCTGACTGACGCTTTAGAACAACTACAAAATAAGGAGGAAGTAAAAAATGAAAATCATTGATATTTCATCACATAATGGTTATATTGATTTTGAAAAAGTCAAAGCCGACGGCGTAGAGGGTGTTATTATACGAGCGGGGTATGGCGTACAGGAAGATAACAAAGCTACACAAAATATTCAAGGTTGCGTGAAATCCGGTTTGCCGTTTGGCTTATATCTTTATTCCTACGCAACTACGGAAAATAGTGGTTATGAAGAAATCGAATTCATGCGAGAATTTATCAGGAAATACGACCTTTACCCGGAACTACCTGTCTATATCGACATGGAAGACGCAGACAATTATAAACTGAACAAGGGTAAACCATTATCTAAATTTCCTCAGCTGTATACTAATATCTGTGAAAACTTCTGCCGTGAGTTACAAAACGATGGTTTTTACGTTGGAATCTATGCGTCAGAATCAGTTTTTAAAAGCATTTTAAAAATGGAAGATTTAGAACCTTATGATTTATGGGTTGCGAAGTGGTCAAGTAACAAACCCACAGTCCGACATAATTTATGGCAGTATTCCAGTGATGGAAAAGTCGATGGCATTGCCGGGCGTGTTGACATGAACCAAAGCAAAATTAATTTCCCGGAAATCATCAAAGCCCGGGGATTGAATAAATGGGAAACTGAACAGACAGTGGATATCATCATCAATCATGTTACTCTTTCGCAAGTCGACGCTTTATCAGATATGGGCTTTGATATTACTATCCTGTAATGGGGATTTTACCGGGGTTTGAAAAATCATGCCCCGGTCTTTTTTAAAATCCTTTTCAACAAAATATAAAACTGAAACATTTCATTAAAAATAAAGTCGATCGAAAAAATTTTTAGAAAGGAGTTATTATGACCTCACCTGAATTTGAAAAAAAATCTGAAAAAAACTCATCTGAATCAATCTATTACAATGCGGACGAGCTTTGGTCGCGAAACAGCGTGTTTAATTATGTCATCGGAACTAGAGGCGACGGCAAGACCTACGACGCAAAGAAACGCATGGTCAAGCTTTGGTTAAACAAGCGCAAAGAATCCATCTATCTGCGACGCTATAAAAGCGAACTCAAAAAAATTGATACCTTCTTTGATGACATCGCCCATGAATTCCCCGACCATAAACTGGAAGTCAAGAATAAAAAATTTTACTGTGACGATGAATCCTTTGGCTTTGCCGATCAGCTTAGCACCTTCGGTCAAGTCAAGGGCGCAACCTTCCCGAATGTCGATCTTGTTGTCTACGATGAATTTCTGATCGAGAAAGGTTCAAAAATGCTTTATCTTTCCTACGAGGGCGACGCCCTCATGAGCTATTGTAGTTCGATCTTCCGAAAACGAAAAGGCGTTAAAATGATCGCACTTGGAAACTCAACCTCGCTCATTAACCCTCATTTCAGTTATTGGCAGATTGTACCCGATCTGTCAAAACGGTTTAATACATTTAAAGATGGCTTGATTACGGTCGAGAAATTCACCGCAACCGCCTACGCCGAAAGTTTGGAAGAAAGCGACTTCGGTAAACTGCTTTTGATGTCGCCCTATGGCGCTATGGCTGTACGAAACGAATTCGCAGAAGAAAAGAATAGCTTTATGGGTTCAAAGCCAAAGAACGCGATTTATTTCTTCGGTTGTTGCTATCAAGGACAGGAAATAGGGTTCTGGATTGACTACAAAAACTATTACATTTATGCGTCAACCAGCGTCGACCGGACACAACCGCCTTTCTTTTCCATGACAAGCGGTGATCATTCCGACAATACAATCCTTTATCTTAAGGGCGCAGATAAATTTTATTTCCCTCGAATCGTAGCCAGTTACCAAAATGGAGGATTAATATTTGAAAACCCCTATATTAAGGGGTTAGTGTTGAGTATTCTACAATCGTTCTCTATTCGCTGAATTCAAGTAGCAATAATTGCTCATAATTCATTTTATCTACTTCTTTGATCAATAGCCATGCTCGACGGCTAGTTACCTTATTATCAATTAAGCCAGCTTCTTCTTTCACCTCCATATTTTCGCAGTACCAACCAAGGCCAATACAATAGCATATCAATTCTTGTAACGCTTCTTGATCAAGCTTGCGCCACTTGGTGTTAAGAAAATTTCCGTTGTGTAGAATTTTTACCATCCTCTACTTCCTCCCTCATTTCCTTGATAAACTTAATGACATCAGTAATTTCTTGATCCTCTAGACATTCATCAAACATTTCAATAAACGGCTTCGCGTCTATGAGCCAAGCTTGCATAGTGTAATAAAGAACCTCGATATCAACGATAGCATTCAAATTAAAATTCCTAACTGTTTTCATATCCATTAAAATTTCATTTAAGTTTTCCATGATAGCGATAATTAGTTCATTCTTCATAGCTTCTTTTTATCCTTTCTAAGCATTCATCAAAGTTTTCTAACCTCGTTAATCCTGTGTTTAATTCTTGCGCCATGTCTAAATTCGAGGCAACCTCGATCTTGTCTTGCTCGTCGATCTGGTCATTGAGAAGCAACCCAGAATAAATCAAAGGTGCGATTGCGCCGACCAGTGAGCGGTTCATTGCGATCATGTAGGCGAGGATATCTTCATTTTCCATACGCTTAACCATTTAATAATCCCTCGAATTCTTTGTAATAATTCATATCTGATGGACTGACTACATGCCATATTACACTATCTTCCATATATTCGCTCAACATTGATAATGAATCGCCATTAATTAATAGGTTCGTGCGCAATTCTTCATAATTCCAATCTTTGCGATTCTTAACCGTTGACATAACCTCAACTCTCAATTTTCCAGAAATTTCTACGGACTTAATATTACTGTTAATAATATCGTAACTCGTTCTAAGTTCAAATTGTCTTTTCTGTATAAAATTCATGTGCGTTTCAACTGCTTTTTGATAAATTTTCATTTTAACATCCTCTCAACGAATCAATCAATGATCCATCCTTTCTGAAGTAACTAAAGGTTAATTCTCTTTTTGTTCCGCAATTCCAACTTATTGATTCAACCCGCACGCCAATACAGGTTGAACCATCCTCCCTTTCCATATCGCCGGAAATGTCAATAGATAAGCTGAGTAATCGCGCACCACTGATTAATGATAATCGCTTATGTTCTTGAATAGCCTTTTCGATCATCGTGTATTGATTCATGCTCATTTCCTCCCTTTAAATTATCTCATCGATAGTTAAATCATCGTTGAACCAGACATTGGTTGCGTAATATTCAGCGGGTTCGTAAATATCGCCATCCATGACATGCAACATAGAAACGCATCTTACTACCCATCCGCCCGACTTGTTGGAACGCCAATTTGTACTTACACTAATCAGCTTAATCTGATAGCCTCTATATTCGTCCTCTAGCTGTGCTTCGTGCGCGATCAATGCTTGTTGAATTAATGCTTTTTGGATTTTCATCATTTTATGTTACCTACCTTTCCTACTACTATTCTACCACTTCCACAAATAAAATCAACACTTTATTTGAAAATATGCTGTTATTTTTTTCACAAATAGGACAGTGAAAGGCCCGAATGTTTCACGTGAAACCCTGTCCCATTCCTCCCCGGTCTGTCCCTCTCGGCTATGGCAGGCAATAGCCCGCTACCCTCCCCAAGCGCACAGTCCTCTACTGAGTACAACGCAACGGCGCACATCGCCCTTGCTCAGTTGAGCACACAAGCGCACAGCACACAGCACGTCCGCTCAGTGATTCACTTGAGTTACCACTACACCCCAGCGCCCTTGTTTAGTATTACTATACTTTTGTTTAGTGACACTAAAAACTCAGATGGGGTAGCAAGGGATAAAAACTTCAAATAC